TATATGTCTGGCTCAAAAAAAAATTAGACTCAAATGGGTAAAGTAACTAAGATAAGACCAGATGCACAAGATGCTTTAAAAGCTTCTATAGATCGTTCTAAAGAGTTTATTTTAATAAGTATAGGCGAGCATGGGGTAGAGGTGGGAAGTACGTTAGAAGAGGAAAGAGAGCTATTTTATATTGAGTTAGCAAAGCATATGATATTAGATGATTGGTTAGGAAAATCAAATGATTAAAATGGACACTGATGAAAGTATAACGGATGCTGAATTTGAATTGATAGAAGCATTTTGTTTAGCATTGGTTGATAAAGATATATATGCAATGAAAGAAGTAATGTATTTGGTGAATCAAAAATTAACTAGCGAATGTGTTTGTTTAGAAGAAACTTGTATTTGTAAAAACTGGTAAGGATCTATGGCGCAAGATTTACTAAAAACTTTGGACAAAGAAACAAGAGATCGACATTTCCCTGAAAAGAATGGTGGGAAAGGAGATCATCCAAGAAAAGCAAACAAGCGTACCCGAGAAGCTTATGCTTCAAACTACGACAAAATTAAATGGAACCCATGCAAATAGAATACGAGCTAATGGCACAAGGGCAAGTGCTACAAGACTTTACAGATTGCAGGGCGCGTAACTCATTTATAATGGGGCCGCTCGGTTCTGGCAAGACTGTTCAATGCATTTTAAAACTTTTTGATTTGATGGTAGAGCAAGAGCCTGTTAAAGATAGACATAACAAAAATTACAACGTGCGGCTATCTAGAATTATCGCGGCAAGAAACACTTACTCTGAGCTTTTCTCCACAACAATTAAAGATTGGTTAGAAATACATGGAGAGTTAGGAGATTTTAAGCAAGGTAACAAAGAACCGCCAACACACTATATAAGGTTTAAGTTAGAAGATGGTACTTATGTACATTGTGACATTATATTTATTGCTTTTGACCGTCCTGAACACGTTAAAAAAGCAAGGGGTATTCAGACAACTTGGGTGTGGCTTAACGAAACAAAAGAACATGCAAAGGCTGTTTTGGATATGCTTGATTTGCGCCATGGTCGTTATCCATCCAACAAAGAGGGGGCTACCCCAACGCACCATGGAATCATTGGCGATAGTAACGCACCAGACGAAGATCATTGGTACTTTAAATTAGCAGAGATAGAGCGTCCGGACGGTTGGGCATTCCATAGACAAGCAGGTGGTGTAATTCCAGACGGGGAATCTTGGAAAGTAAACGAAGATGCAGAAAATTTAAACAATTTGCCTTCAGATTATTACAAGCGTGGACTGCAAGGTAAAACAAATGATTGGATCAAGGTTAATTTAGCTAATGAATATGGGTTTGTGTCAAATGGAAAGCCTGTACATCCTATGTACACTGATTCCGTTCATTGCCAACATATGGATTTCGTGCCTGATAAATCTACCCCTATCATTCTTGGCTTTGACTTTGGGCGTACCCCAGCTTGTGCATTTTTACAGCGAACAAGTATTGGAAGGTGGATATGTTTTGATGAATTGGTCGAGTCCGACTCTGGAGCAGTAGACTTTGCGCCTAGTTTAAAAAGATATATTGAAGTACATTACCCTAATTATAATTTTAGAGGATGGGGCGATCCCTCTGGAAGCAATAAAAACCAATCAAATTCGGAAACTCCTTTCCAAATACTTAGGGCGGCAGGTATACCCTGTGTTCCAACCAATAGTAATGACCCGTTAAAGCGCAGAGCATCTTTAGAAACGCCTATGAAAGAGATGTGCATGGATGGAAAGCCTAGATTTATAGTGTTGCCAAGAGCATCTATGATTAGAAAAGGTTTGCAAGGAGGGTTTTGTTATAGAAGAATCCAAAAATCTGGCGAAAGGTACACTGACGAACCAGATAAAAACGAATATTCGCACCCAGTAGAAGCTTTAGAGTACGCATTGCAAGGCGAAGGAGAAGGAAGAAGCGCATTAAGTCGTATGGGAAACTTTGACAAGCCGCATAACGCCAAGATTAATGTAAGTGTCTTCTAAATATTACGTTGTATTTAAAAATGACAGTCACCGATGGTGGTCTTTTGCGTTAAAAAAAGATTGCCGTCATTGTTTTATTGTAAAAACTGATCCAAATTGCTTAATAATTTTTGGAAAAGACACCAATAAGTTTGATTTATTTACTGTATCTGACGAAAAGAGTATAATCGGGGACATCTATGCAATGGTTTCTGTTGTTCCGAAAGAATATAAGCGATCTCTTTTTATGCTAAATACATGTGTGGGTCACGCCAAACAAATACTTGGAATTAATAAACCATTTATTTTAACTCCGTATCAACTTCTAAAATATATAAGGACACTGTAATGGGGGGATCATCTAAACCACCTAAGCCTACGCAAGAACAATTAGCCGCTGAAACAAGAGCGCAAAAAAGACTTGATGATGAAACTGAAAAAAACGAAAGGCGACTAAAAGCTTTGGCTAGAGGTAAAAGTGGTTCTCAATCTTTGTTAGCGCAAGGAGGGGGTGGAGGAACTTCAGCCTCAAGAGCAAACGCTCCGGCAGGTATGCCAACGAATAACGGTTTTATGGGTTATAGGGGTGGAAGATGAAGATACCTAGACAACTAGGAACTTTACAAGACCTGCAAAACAGAGAACAGCAAGCATTTGACACTAACTCTTCTTGGCATAGTTTACTAGATAGTGCGTATGAATATTTTTTGCCGAATAGAAACTTGTTTAACGGTTATGTTGCAGGCCAACAAAAAATGGATCGAATATTTGATTCGACTGCTATCGAGGCTATACAACAAGGCGCAAGTAAATTACAAGAAAACATTGCACCTATTTGGTCTAACTGGGCAACCTTTGAGCCAAGTGAATCAACAATTAGAGAAATAGAAAATGAAGACTATGGGGTTAGCATTGAAGACATTAGAGCTAATCTTCAAGAGCAGGCCGTTATTGTCTTTGATTATATTAATAGATCTAATTTTGCTACTCAGTTTTTTGAACATGCCCTTGATTTACTAATAGGAACTGGAACGCTTAGAATTGACGAAGACAATGATAACGATTACCCAATAATTTTTAATGCTATTCCGCAGAAAGGAATTGCTTTTGAAGAAGGCCCGTACGGAAATATTGAAACCCATTGGCGCAAGTTTGATGTCAAAGCAAGAAACCTTAAAAGAATGTGGAAGGGTTTTAAGCCGTCAAACACCGTTGCGAATTTAATTGAAAATCAACCAGAAGCTAATGTTTATTGTTGCGAAGGTGTAATCTTTATTCCGGAAGATAAAACATACTTTGGCTGTGTATGGGTTACCGGTGAAGACAGACTAAGTTGGACGCAAGATTTTGGTGATTCGAGTCCTTGGGTTACAGGTAGATATTCTAAAGTATCAGGAGAAATTCGTGGTCGCGGCCCTGCTATTCAAGCATTGCCTGATGTTAAATCGTTAAATAAAGTAAAAGAATTTGTGTTGCAAAAAGCAGCAATAGATCTTTCTGGAATGTACACAGCTACTGACGATGGTGTTACTAATCCATATAATATTACTATAAGTCCTGGAGTTGTTATTCCAGTTGGTTCTAACAACACTGCTAATCCGTCAATTCAAAGACTTGATACTGCTACAAATTTACGATTGGTTGAGTTTGAAGTGCAAGAATTACAACAAACTATTAAACGCACTTTGTTTAACGACATGCGAGATCCCACTGGCCCCGTAAGATCTGCAACAGAAATTGCAATTGACTCAAGAGAATTAGCAAAACGTATAGGGTCTGCTTTTGGTCGTTTGCAAACAGAAGTGCTAGTGCCAATATTGACTAGAGTTGTACACATACTTACTAGAAGAGGTTTGTTACAACCTATTAAATTAAATGGAAGAGAAATTGATATTAAATTTTTGTCACCATTAGCAAAAGCTCAAGATGGGGAAGACATTATTAATGTTCAACAAGCGGTTCAATTCGTGTTGCAAAATGCAGGCCCAGATCAATCTAAACTAGCATTCAAATTAGAAGATTTTGGTACATGGGTAGCAGGTAAAACTGGTATGCCTGAAGAGTTAGTTCGTAGCCCAACAGAAAAGGCCGCCGCACTAGAAGCCGCCGCTAATGCGGCTATGCAAGGAATTGACCCAGTATCTCAGCCGACGCAACTACAATGAGTTGGAATAACATTGATAATACTCTTGATCCTGCACATGCAAAAATGCAGTCTGACAAACATAGAGAAAACCAAGCTAGTTTAGCTAAAGCCTATAGTAGAGCCTTTACATCTGATGATGGTCAGCGTATTCTTTCCGATCTAACTAAAAGATTTATCTATGAAAACGATACTTCTTTTGGATCAGGTAATGTTAATTATGAGTCTGCGTATCATAATGGAGAAGCAGGCGTAATTAAATTTATCATAAATCAAATGAAACAAGCGGAAATATTATAGGAATATATTATGTCAGAAGAACTTCAACAGACCGATGCTGTAGAACCAGTACGCGATACTCTGTTAGATAGTGCTGAACCAGTATTAGAGCAAGGGCAATATTATTTAAGCGAAGGAATTAAGGGTGTTGGTGAAAAGCCTGATTGGTTAAACGATAGATATAAAAGTGTATCAGACCAAGCTAAAGGGTACGCTGAATTAGAAAAGAAATTTGGTGGGTTTAAAGGATCTCCAAAAGATGGTTATACTCCTCCCGAAGGAATTGAATCATCCGATGCTTTATATCAAGAGCTAGAATCTTTTGCTACAAAAACTAATATGAGTGCTGATGCGTTTGGTGAAGCTTGGGAATTGTTATCGACTCAAAACGAAGTTCAAGAAGAATACGACCAAAAAGTAGAGATTAATAAGCTAGGCGAAAGAGCGCAAGAGCGTATAAAAAACGTCGAAGGTTATATGAAAAATAATTTAAGCCCTGAAGATTATGAAATTGCACAAGGGTTAGTTACTACTGCCGATGCAATTGAACTAATTGAAATGATGGTTAATGCAACTACTGAAGCAAAACTTCCAATTGATGGCGGTGTACATCCAGAAGGTTTAACGTGGGCAGACGTAGAAGTTGAGATGTTTAGGAAAGATGATACGGGCCAATTGTTAAGAATTACAAGCCAAGCGCATGAACAAAAACTAAAAAAAATGATGGCTACGTTTGAGAATCGTGCCTAATTGTAAAATCTTCTGTAAAAAGGTATAATCCAAATACTGGATACCTATATCTATAGCCCAGTAAATTTAGGTTGATTGACTGACCATTTTTACTGGGTACTCAGTTCCAACCTTGAAAAAACTATTTTAATTTATTACTCTTTTTCGAGGAAATTCTTATGAGTAAGTTTCTATCGTCCGTAGCAGTCATTGAGTTTGACTCTATGGTAAAACACGCATATGCCAACAAAGGGCTACTTAAGCCTTCTGTTACGCTACGCAACAATGTAGTAGGTGAAACCTACAAATTCCGTCTAATGGGTCGTGGCCTAGCTAACCAGAAGTCTACTTCTGATCTAGTAACTCCTATGGATATCAATCACCAATTCAAAGTCGCTACTCTGCAAAACTGGAATGCTCCAGAATACACAGACGTATTTGATCAAGCCGATGTAAACTTTGACGAGCGAAATGAACTTGCAAGCACAATTGCAGGCGCACTTGGCCGTAGAAGCGATCAGCTAATCATTGACGAGCTAGATGCAGTAGCTGTTGGATCAACCGTTGCTGACGGTGGTACTGGTCTTACTATTGCTAAATGTATCGAAGCGCAAACTAATTTGCGTGGTAAAGGCGTAGACAATCGTGATCTATTTGCTGTTATTAACGCTGATGGACTTAAAGGTTTGTTAAACGACGAGAAAGCAACTAACTTTGATTACCAGAATGTTAAAGCACTTGTAAACGGTGACATTAACTCTCTATGTGGATTCCAGTTTATTACTTTGGAAAACCGCACTGGTCGCGAGGGTGGACTTTCTGTAGCCGCAAACGTAGTAGACTCGTATTTCTATCAGCGTGAAGCTGTTGGACTTGCAATCGGTATTGACATTAAAACTTCTGTTGATTGGATTGCCGAGCGTACTTCTTGGTTGTGTAATGGAATGCTTAAAGCAGGCGCGGCTGTGCGTGATGCTGAAGGTGTTGTTAAAGTTCAATACAAAGACAACGTATAAGGAGAATTATCGTGGCTTTTGAAAGAAAAAACTTATCTCGTATTGGCGGTTCGGGTTTTGGAAATACCGTCTGGATGCATTCATCTACTGATGCCTATGCAAGTGTAAACGCGGCTGATTATTTTAAGCCTGCTATTACCGAAATGGCTAAAGGCGACTGTATTTGGGTCGTAGATACTGCTACTCCAACTGTCTATGTCACATATGTAGACGCGCATTCTTCTAGTGCAATTAGTACTGCAACTGGTAATGCTGTAACAGCGTAAGATTTAAGGGGGGTTCGCCCCCCTTTTTTATTTGAGGCTATTATGAAAAATGGTTTGTACGCTAATATCCATAGAAAAAGAGCTAGAATAAAAGCCGGAAGCGGTGAAACAATGAGAAAGAAAGGTGCTAAAGGCGCACCTACAAATAAAGCCTTTGTAAAATCTAAGAAAACTGCAAAAAAAAGCTTACTAAGCTAAAGGTATATCATGGCAAATAAAATCCAATTAATATCTAACGCATTAGTTTTAATTGGTGATTTACCAATTACCGATTTGTCTGGCAATACTCGCGCACAAACTGTTGCTAATGCCTTGTATGACAATATTGTACAAAACGAAATGACAAAATTTAGGTGGGGTTTTGCAAGAAAAATTGCAACTGCATCTAAGCAAGTAGCATCGCCTGTAGGTACAACGTGGGACACAATGTATCTGCTTCCTGCCGATTTATTATTCTTAATTAATGTTAATCCAAATGCAAGATATGCATTGTACGGTAATATGATGTACACCAATACAAGCGGTATTGTATATGTCGATTACATCCACAATGCACCAGAAGCATTATGGCCTGTATATTTTCAACAAATGATTCAATATCGTTTGGCAATGGATTTTGCGCCATCAATACGGGATAGCGCAGTATCAATGGAATTAATGGCAGAACAATACTCTAATGCATCCAGAATGGCTCGGTTTACTGATTCACAACAGTATCCTGTTCAGCCACTAGTAGATCAGCCCTTTGTTCAAGTAAGGTACTAAGATGCCTAAAACCACATTTACGCAAACTAGTTTTGTAAGTGGTGAGTTATCTCCGCTTGTAAAAGGCCGTACTGACCTTGATCAATATTATCAAGGTGTTGAAAATGCAGACAACGTATTAATTGTTACTCAAGGCGGTTTAAAAAGACGCGCAGGTACACAATACGTTGCAACTGCACCAACTATCCTTGTTAACAATACTGCAGATCCAACCTCAAGTGTAGTTGGTCAAGGTACGGTAGATAATTTAAACGACTTTAATCCTGCTACGTCTATGATTACTACGCAAGTAGGAAATTTAGGGACGGTAGGCGAACCCGATTTTGTTGTTGCACAATACGATGAAAGCGGTGGGGGTAATTTATTTAACGATACGTTTTTTGTGCAAGTTAACAATATAAGAATAGCTAACACTAACGGCACTGCATACACAGGTTCACAAAGAGCTTTGTTACGTATTCAAGTTTCTAATGACGGCAATGTATGGCAAAACCTTGGATCTTCTTTTTATGTTGAATCAACTCCTAAATCTTTTAGACGGCAGGTTATAGCTCCACTTGTAACTAAATTTATAAGGTTAGTTAGAACTGAAGAAAACGTTGGTCAGATCTTAACAGGGCTTGGAATTGCAACAGGTGGATTTGAATGTTTAACAAGTAATTTAGATTCCTCATTTGTAAAAACGTTTGATTTTTCTGTGTCCATAGATGAACATTATTTATGCGTATTAACTGGGGGTGCTGAAGTAAGCAGCTCTTTAGGAAATATGCAAATTTACAAAATAACTGCAGATCAAGTAAGCTATAAACCAGTAGCATCATTACAAATACCAATTAAATCTTCTCAGGTACCAACTGTTAGATCAGTACAAACCGAAAATGTAATGCTGTTATTTCAAGAAGATCTTGTTCCATTAAGAATTATAAGAAACGATGTAGGAGCCAATAATTGGGATTGGGTTGTTGATGAGATTCCTTTTTTAAATGTTCCTCAATTTGATTACAATGACGCAAAAAGCCCTACTCCGGTTGATTATGTAACCATATTAACTTTTTCGAATTTTGAAGTAGGCGAATCATATCAAATTGATGTTGAAGGGATACTAAGCAAAAACATAATTTATGCTACGAACCAATCTTCAACTGCATTTAACTTGCAAAAAAATCTGCAAGAAATGCCAAGCTTTGGAGATACCGGAGTCGAAGTATTAGCGCAAAGTGCTACAGTGTTTCAAATTACTGTATCGGGAGAGTCTACAAAAGATTTTGAAGCGTGGACAGGTTTTGCAACTGGTGGCCCATCAACAACTCCTCAATTGACATTTACAATTCCTGGGGGGTCTCCTACTGCAGTTTCTCGCAAAGAAGATGTGTGGTCAGCTACCAGAGGGTATCCAAAAATTGGAGCGTTCTTTGGAGGCAGATTGTGGTTTGGCGGCACTAAGTCAAAAAATCAAAGTTTATTTGCATCTAGGTCTGGATCATTTTTCGATTTCTTTACTGAAGCAGGTGACGATGATGAAGGTATATTTATTACTATATCTTCTCGTAAGCTAACTCAAATTGTAGATGTAAATCCGGATAGAGGTTTACAAGTATTTACTAACGGATCTGAGTTCTTAGTTACTGGAACCACTCCATCTAATATTGCTGTGGCTTCACAAACTCAGCATGGATCTTTAAATTTAGAAGTGCAGTCCGTTGACGGTGCAACTTTGTTTGTTGACGCTAACGGAAATACTTTAAGAAGTTACATATATAACTTTAATGAAGATGCGTTTATTAGTAATGACATTTCAGTATTTAACAGTCAATTAATTAATCAACCCAAAGATATGGCTATATTAGATGGGACAACATCTGAAGACGCTAATTGGGTATTTATAATTAATCAAGATGGCAATGCGGCAATATTAAACACATTGCGCAGTCAAGATATTAACGGATTTACTAAATGGACAAATGCTTCAACTAACAGTGATTACCCTTTAATTTTAGAAACCGTTTCTGTAGTTAATGACGAACTATTCGTAGTGTACAAGCGTGACAGTTCGTTTAAACCTGAACGTTATATAGCGCGATGGACATTCGATCAGTTTTTTGACGTAGGTGTAAAAATTACGAATAAAGATTTAATAAGTGCCGATTATAAACTTTATCTATCAACTAAACATTTAATAGGCGACACTGTTAACTTAGTAGCTCGCGGCACTAACTTTAGCAAAAGAGTCGTTGTATCTACAGGCGCGCCAATACAAATTGGAACAGAAGTTATTTACTCGTATGTTCAGTTAACAAAATCTGAAGCAGAATTTATATTAGGCAGTCCAACCCCTTTTGCTAAAATCGATGTTGAGGTTGGATTTAATTTTGTTGTAACAGTTAAACCAATGCCTTTAAATACAAACGCAACTAATATTGCAGGTTCAAATCAAATGCGGATAAAGAAAGTTTCGCGAATGAACATAAGAATGTTTGAATCAGCAGGAGTATTTGTAGATGGCAATCCAGTGCCAATTAGGGAATTTGGTGCGGCTGGCCCAAGTTCTCCATTAAATAATAACCTACCAATTAAGTCAGGTATTATTGAGAATAACAATGGAGGCAATGGATGGGGCGTTGATGTAGTTCCAGTAATTACAGTTCCTGATCCAACACCATTCCAAATGCAGGCTATTGAATATCAAGTAGAATCTTCCTAATGAATGTAACTAAACAAGATCAGATTTTAAAATTACAAGATATTATATTAAAATTAGATCAACAAGTTAACTTAACAACCTCTCACCATTTTAGTGAGGGTTTGTACGCTAGGGAATTAACGATTCCTGCAGGTGTGGTTGTAGTTGGTGCTAAACATTTAACAACACACATGTATATGGTTGTAAAAGGTAGATGTAAAGTACTAAGCCAGTTTGGAGATTATGAAGTTGAGGCACCTTTTATTGGTGAAACGATCCCTAATACAAAGAGAGTAATATTAGCAATAACCGATTGCGTTTGGATTACATTTCACCCTACTGATTTAACTGACGTAAAAGAAATTGAACAGGCTATATTAGAGCCAGAGGATATATAAATGTCATTTTTAGTAGCGGCCGCAGTAGCAGTTGTAGCAGGTCAAGCCGTAAGTACTTATGCAACTATTCAGGCAGGCACTGAAGCAGAAAAAGCCGCAAGGGTTCGTGCTAGAGAATTAAAACTCCAAAACAAAATGGATGAAGCAGATAGACGAGCAGAAGTTAACAGGTTATTAGCACGTAATATAAATAGCCAAGCGGCAGGTGGCATATTAGGTGAAGGAACGCCTGCAAGTGTAAGTTTAACAACAGCGGAAGATTTAAGCACTTCTGAAGCCGGAGCAAGTTTAACTGCACGATTACAAATTGCACAAGTTGAAAGGCAAGGAGCGCAAGCTAAAAAACAAGGTTATCTAAACGCGACGTCGAGTTTATTAAAAGCTGCACCTGAATTAGCATCAGCCGCCAAAACAATTAGTGCTTAGGGAAAAAACATGGCTATTGAAAGATTACAAATAAAAAACATGTTTAGAGCGCAAGCTTTAGATACAAGTCGTGTAAGAACGATGCAAGCACTAGCAGGTGTTGGTCAATCGCTTTCTAATCTCGGATCTATGGCAGGCGAAAATATTGCTAGTTCAAACGCAAATAACACTGCTAGAGATTTAATGGAAGAAGCTAATTTAGGCGAAGTAGAAATAACGAATGAAGACGGTTCGAAAGATACTGTAACAAAATACGACAACATTCCACAGCAATTTGGTTGGGGTGCAAGAGCAGTTGATAGTGCAATTAAAGCAGGGTATAGAGCTACCGCTAAAAACAATAGTACAAAAATTACATCTGTGTCTCGCGAAGAATATCCTAACGATCCTGAAGGGTACATAAGGGACGTAGAAGCAAGCATGAAAGGCATGTCTTCACAAATGCCTATTGAACTATCTGAGCAATTTGAAACTTATACTAAAGCATCGATGGAAGTTGATCTTCGAGCAATTAGAGGTGTAGCAAGGCGAGAAGCATTAGTTGAATCGGAAGCTGAAGTTGAGCAAATGATTAAGCATACAAATGTGTTAGCTAGTACATTGGCTTTTGACGGCAATGTTTTTGACCTTGATAAGATTGTTGCAGACTTTGCAGAAGAAGGTCAGAAGTTAGTTGACGAAAACTTAATGTCGCCTACTCAATTTGAGAACGAAAAGTTTACTTTAATTGAGCAAATAACTGAACAATCTGTTTTAGGTAGTGTTGATCAAATAATTAGTGCCGAAATGGTTACAGACAAGGACGGTACTCAAAGAAGAATTACCCATAGAGAACGCATAACTGCGGCAGAAAACGCATTAGAAGTTTTCAAAGATTCTAAAGGAACACCTGTCGCTGATCCGTTTAATCCAAAAGGGCCTCCGGTATATTTAAGTTTAGAACAGCACGATAGAGTTACGACTCAAATTCGAGCGCAGATTTCTGAAGCTAACCGAATTGATAGACGAGACACGTTGTTAGCAAAAATTGATGTAGTAACTCAACAAAACAACAATATGCAAAGTTGGGACAACGACACGTTATATAACCAAGATTCAAACAACGGTGGGTATAGTCCTGATGAATTAGCACACCAGTTAAACGAACTAGTCAGAACAGGAAACATTACTGAAACGCAATCTAACATTAGAAAAAAATTAATTACTTCTAAAAAAGCTATTACTGCTATTGACGATACCGATTCTGCTAACAAAATTGTAAACAGTGTTTATGCAATGCTAGGAGAAACCGATCCGCTTGAGTATCAAAAAAAATACATGCAAATTTTTAATGAAATGGCTCGGTTGCAAGACGTAGGAAAATTAACAAAAGACAAAGTTCAATCGCTAGAAGGATCTATAACCTATTTAACTGCGCCTTCTAATGCCAAGTCAATTAAAAGACTTAGTAGAAGATTATTTTCAAATGATACGAGGAATGCAATTGATCGCGAAATACCTAGCTACTTACGCTCACAAGTTCAGCAACAAATATTCACAGAAGCTTGGCCTCTTGTTGAAGCGGCTCAAGTTAAGGCTGAAGCAGATGGTGATACTTTTGGAGATAATGAACGTGAAAAGATATATTCTATGGAAGCAAATAGAATTATCGACGAGACACAAAAGACTGAAGCTTATAAAGGGGCTGAAATCCTTTCTGGGCGTATGAAAGCAGTTCCAACTGTAGAAAGTGGATTTGAGTTACGAAATATGAATGGAAGAGATAGGTACGTTAGACCTGTCTACGATAGCAACGGTAAATTAATAGACATTGAATATTGGGATGGTCGTTAATGGCAATTGATTCAGCGCAGTTAAGAATTGATGCTTATCTTGCTAGCACAGACATAAGCAATCTTGACGACACTAGGTTAGAAACAGAGCTTAACGATCCTGATGTGATTGTTAACGAACCAATTGTGCAAGAAACAATTGTAGAAACTGACCCAATAGCTCCGTCTGAAGATGAGTTGTTTGAAAGAGAAATGCGCGTTCAGTCTTACAACGAAAGTATAAGTTCCCAGGATAATGATCTCGGCTACTTAAACTTGCCAGAATATAATCTAAATGCAATGGGAGAGCAGTTAGACCCAGACGTAGATAAAGACGATATTAATTTTGTTCAGGTGCAAAGTGACCACAACGAAAATCAAATATTAAAAGTATCTGAATTATTATTTACCCCTAACGAAATAAGTTATTTTAAAAAAACGCCAATCGGAATTAGCGAGGCAGGCAGATTTTTAGATGTTGAAGACTATTTGCCTGCAGGCGGTTTTTATAAAGGATACGAAGCATTAAGTGTTCAAACAATCGCCAATGATATACAAGAAGGAAAAGATGTTTCTAATAATGATCTAAAAACTTTTAATGATTATTTAAAGAAACATATGGAAGTCCAATTGAGAGGATTCACTTGGGCAGGTGGTGTTAGATACTACGGTACGCCAATGCCTGCATTCATTGCTGAATTTATGTTTTCTGGTGGTGTAGGAAAAGTAGCGCAAAAAGCTACGACTCAAGCATTAATAAAAGGTGCAGTTCAAAGTTCAATAGCTGCTTCTGAAAAAATAGCGATAGGTACATTAGGCTACGGTGCAAGAGGGGCGGCTATGACCGTTGCTATGGCACCATCGGTTTCACGAACTTATGGACAATTAAGGGTAAACGAACAATTAACTTTAACTGAACAAGGTAGAGCAATATTAAGCGAAGCTGAAGAATCTCCTGCTATAAGTGTAATGAAAGCATACGCGTACACTTCTGTTGACGTTGTATCTGAAATGACGGGCGCACCACTAAGCCGCGTTATAGCTCCACTAACAAATAGAATGGCTAGTAAGGTCTACACTACGGCAACTAGCGCACTGCCTCCAAAAGTAGTAAACGGATTCTTAGACGCGTATCAAAAAATAAAACCAAATGCCGCTTTGCAAAACGTACTAGACAAAGCAGGATGGCATGGAATGCTAATGGAGCTTGGCGAAGAAAGAGTCGCTGATGTCTTACGAGTACACGCTAACATAGCGTTTGGTGAGTCGTATACGTTTGACGAAATACTTGATCAAATAACTCCAAGTAAAGAACAATTTTTAATTGAAGCAGGAATCATTGGGGGCTTAAAAACAGCTTCATCGGCAATAGCAATAGGTCAAAATGTACTGTCAAAAAGAATGTACAACGAAGAAGACATTACATTAGCAACTAGTACGTCAGAAAATGACGTAGAAAATTTAGTTGAAGAAAGTTTAAACATTGAAATTGAACCACCAGATGTTAATTCGCCAGAAGCAATTTACACTTTAGAGTCTCAAGAAGCGTTTGAACTTGATGAAACAAAGCCGGACTCTGATGTTGATATGGATACGTACGTAGAGTATGAATCTAGTTCGCAGAAGGTGGCAGAAGATCAAGTAAACTCTAAGTTACAAACAGCTTATAAGCGTGTTGCAGAATTAAAAAGATTAGCAAAACGCAATAATGACAGATTTGTTGATTGGATTTTAAAAGGTGGTCAACTATCTTATGATCAGCTATCTAGCATGGGAATTGATGGACTCTCATTAGACTCTGTTAACCAAGCTTTAAAAGGAAAAATTCCTAGAAGACCTTGGATTCGAAATACGAATAACCCAAACACTGGCCCTACGCAAACGATAGATCAGTTAACAGAAAGGTACAACAGCGATTTTGTACCATATGATCCTAATATATCTACTGATCAATCTGCACAAATTACCAATGAAGAAATGGTAGACATAATTCGTGAGTTTGTTTATGAGCAAGGGTTCAGAGGTCAAACAGGATTCGAAGCAATTATGGATCTTGAGGTTGCTGCTGAAATATTAGAACTAGAAAATGAAATAGACTTTTTTAGTCAGATGAGTGCGCGAGATGCAGACCTCTATTTTAGTGACATGACTTTAGATTTACCCGATCTTGGTAATGCAGATTACAACAATATAAATACAAATATTCCACTTGAAACAGAGATTGATCTAGAAACAATTTATGCAGACAGTGCGCAGGACATAGATCAAGAGCTTATTAATCAAGACATCGATGCAGAGTTGAGAGGGTTTTTGCTTAACTATATGCCAGTGTTGCCACAAATAACTGAGCAAGATGAAGCAGACATACCAATTCCTAAAATTGATTATAGTGAAAGCAACGCTGATGCAATAAAAACTGCTTGGGTAACTAAGTACTTTGCAATTGATAAACTCGTTTCAATGTACGAAGGCAAATACGGAGCTATACCTGACAGCTTTAATCCTAAGTTATTGATCAGTGCTTATGGTGGAATTATTGGTCGATTTGAACAGGCAGTAAAATTTGGAACATTTAAGTTTACCATTGACGGAAAAGCTATTAGAACGGGTCAAGGTTTTAAACCTATTCTTGATATTTTTGACGGATTAATAATTCCAATTGAAGGCAATCGAGCGCAAAGAAAATTAGATTTAAATAAGTATTTAATTGCTAGGCGTATACAACAAGATATACAAAATTATGTTAACAAAGAAACTGGCGAAGATTTAGTTGGCCCAGTGCAAGAGCGCAGAGCATCTAAAGAACAACAGCTTCAGGCTGATTTAGATTTGGTGTCGCTAGAAATTAAGTACGGAGACAGTATAGATTACTTTGATCGTACTGCTAGAGAGTTGTATGCATATCAAAGACGCAATTTAGAATTGCTTGTTGATTCTGGAAACATGTCTCGCGATAGGTACAAACAAATTATTGAAGATAATCCTAACTACATACCGTTTCATCGCGTTATGTTAGATACATTATTTGATAAAGATGGAAATGTATCAAAAGAAACTGCTCAAATTTATAAAATCCTTGGAGCGGAAGAAGCTAACATAATGGAAGAGACAGGGATTTTGTCTCAAAAGCAATATGACATGATTGCTAAAGAAGATCCTTCGTTAGCTAGTCAATTAAATGACATGATTGAAATCACTAAGGCCCCAAGTGCTATCAAAGGATTGTTTAACAAAGCAACATCAAGGTACATAACACAAAGGTTAACTGGGTCTCAAAGAGCCATTAAGGATCCGCTGTATTCTATAATGCAGTCTACATACAATGTAATGAATATTGCGGCACGAAACGATGTAGCACAGTCAGTAGCTAAGATGGCAGATCTTATGCCAGAACAAATACAACGTATTATGCCAACTACATTACGAGATTCAAAAAACAGAATTGTAAAAGATGAAGACGGCAAGACTATTATGGAACTCGTTACTAACGACAATTCCATAGAAGTATATGTTGATGGTCAACGACAAGCATACGAGGTTGCAAAACCTATACGCGAAGCATTGAACATGCAAGACATCAAAAGCATGGCTATGTTTGAAAAGATCTTTGTTACACCAATTACTTTATTTAGAATTGGAACAACAATTACACCTGACTTTATATTAAGTTTGTTTTTTAGAGATCAGTTTGTTGCGGCATTGCAGTCTAAAACTGCGGCTAATCCTGTAATTGATTTACCTATGGCAATATCAGCCATGATAAACAAAACTAATTTGTACCATGAATGGCAAGCTTCTGGCGGCCAAATGACGAACTACATGGATCTGTCAGATCAAGGTATTGAAAAAGCATACGAAGATATTATGGACGACAGTTCATATTTAAACAAAGTAATAAAGTCTTATGGCTTAAAACCATTAAGAGACATGCAAAGAGCATTCGATTCAGTTACTAGAATATCGATTTACAATGCTAATGTACGAGCAGGAAAGTCTAGTAGAGAAGCATCTTATGAAGCAAGAGAAGCATTAGCAGACTTTCAAAAAGCAGGAACACAGGCAGAAAAAGTTAATAGATATCTTCCATTCTTTAACGTAGCAATTCGTGGTACGGATGTAATGCAAAGGTCTGCAAGAGAAAATCCTGCTAAATTTGCTTTGATAGGTCTGAGTACTATTACTTTGCCAAGCTTAATATTAACTGGTTATTATTTATTTGGGGCTGATGAAGAAAGTCGTAGAGCATATTTAGCATTGCCGCAATCTGATAAAGATTATAATTGGATGTGGCGCAATGAAGATGGCACTTGGAGTGCAGTTCCGAAACCATACGCCCCAGGATATTTGTTTGGCACGATGCCACAGAAGTACCTTGAATGGATGTATGCGACACATCCTAAAGATGCTAAAGAGTTCTTTGTTGATTTTATACAAGGAGCTACAACGAGTGTAAGCCCTATTCAAAGCATTCCTGCAGTAGCACCACCGCCTCTTAAAACTTGGCTAGAAATAAAAAGCAATTATTTGTTTTATAACGAAGGTGCAGTTATCCCAACGTATAAAGTAAATATGGAACCGGATCTGCAAGCTAGTAGATTTGGAAGTTCTACTGCTACATTAATCGGTGACAAATTTAATATGTCGCCAATAGTTGTAGACAAAATAATTAAAGATGTATTAGGTAATGCAGGTCAGTATGGATTAGATGGAGCAGAATTACTTTCCGACAAATTAAAAGATGCTAGAAATGAGCCTATTCCTGCTGACCCAAGTAAATTGCCAAGGATTGTAAGAAGATTTATTAAACAAGATCCTTTGTTAGCTAGATCTGAAACTGAAAATGCATGGTGGGATACATATTCTATTGTACAAACAAAAATAAATTCGTTAAGGGAATATGAGAAACTTCCCGATTTAAAACAAGCGGATGAATATGAAAACAAATTTAAGACTATTTTTGATCAGCAATATCAAATGCTAGACAACGGTAAACTAATATCGCAATTGTATCGTGAACGTAACGAAATAATAGATGATGCTAATTTAACCGTTGAAGAAAAAGATAAACAGTTAGAAAGAATTAACGTTGAAAAAAATGAAGTTATTACAGAATCACTAAACGAATTTAACAATGCCATACAGGATGCAAACTAATGACAGTTCCAACTCAAGTAACTAGAAATGATGCAATAGCTATTGCCGGTCAAGTAGCTTATGACTTTGGATTTGAAGCTTTAACGGATGCTGACCTTCAAGTGTACGTTAATGGACTGCCAGAGTCAGGTGGATATACTATTGCGCGTAACATAGCTCCGCAAATTGGTGGCACTGTTACATTCTTCGCCCCATATATTCCTACAGCAGGGCAAAATGTAAGCCTAGTTTTAGAGATGCCTCTTGATCGCACTACTGATTATCAGAACAGCGGTGACTTTTTAGCAAGTGCAGTTAACGCTGACTTTGACAAAATATATATTGGGGCAATTCAAAACGAAAACTTTTTGGATAGAACACTACGACTGCAAAATGTAGATCCTACGCCTAGCAATGGCGAAGAATATCCTATGGCATTGCCACTTACTGATGCTCGGAAAGATAGAATATTGGCATTCAACAATATTGGTGTACCGATTGCAGGCCCAAAGACAAGTGACATAACAGATGGTCTAAGTCTTAAATCAACGTTAACAAACGGCAACGTTACTGGCGGCACTGACATTGATATTAGTGTTGGCGATTCAATCACTACATTAAATAGTGGAATAAAAATTAATCGTTTTTATAACGAGGGCGATTTTGCATCAAACAGTGCAACAGGATTAGCCACACAACAGTCTATTAAAACGTACGTTGATTCAGCCGTAGGGCTTTTCGATAGTTTATCCGAAGTACTTGCTAACGGAAATACTTCTGGCGGCAATGATATCTCTATGAGTTCCGGTGACAATATTATATTTGCAGGAAGTAGTGGCCAATTAAAGATTGGATCCGATCCTCGGGTAAATATTGATGCTACCGGTGTTGATTTATTTGGTGCAGTATTCTTGAAAAGCCAAATAGGTCAACCTAATAGTACTCTAGGTTTTAGCCAAGGTGCTACTGTTAACGAATTTAGCATTGATGGAACACTATCAGGAAATAGTGATACTTCAATTCCTACAGAAAAAGCCGTAAAAACGTACGTTGATAATGCTGTCCCTGCGGCAGAGTCTTTAGCCAATACGTTAATAGCAGGTAATGTTACGAGCGGCACTGATATTGAAGTAAGTACTAGCGATGCAGTACAGTTTGGTACTAGCGTTTCTAATAACTTAAAAATTAGCCATGATGGAACAGTAGGCTTAATTAAAGAAATTGGGTCAGGCTATTTAAAGATACAAGGAGATCAGTTAGATATAAGAGGTAATGATGGAACAAGCGGAATAACTATTTCTCCTGTACCAAGTCAAACCTATAATGATATTACGTTTCAAACTGGGCCGTCAGGATCAGTACAATTATACGTTACTGCTGATGGTGTTGCTTTTTCTACAGGTCAAAGCGTTCAGTCTATTCAAACAAGTACAGCTTTAAGCACTAGCAACACAACCTTGTCTACAACTGGCGCAATTAAGTCTTATGTAGATACAGCGGTTGCAGGACTACCTGTTGGAGACATAACAGCAATTACCGCTACTGCCCCTATTACAGGTGGTGGCACATCGGGTGCTGTTAGTATAGGAATAAACCAAGCAACCACAAGTCAAAGTGGATACTTATCTAATACAGATTGGAATACTTTTAATAGTAAATCCACATTTTCTGGTGCTTATGCAGATCTTACTGGCAAGCCTACTATACCTACTAATAACAATGAGCTTATTAATGGTGCAGGGTATATAACATCGGCAGGTGTTCCTAGTTCTGTCACTTCAGTAAGCGCAACTGCTACTGGAGGAATTACTGTAACTGGTTCGCCAATTACTACAAGTGGTACCTTAGCGTTTGCTTTAGATTCCACTGTAGTTAAAACAACTGGCACTCAAACAATTTCAGGCAAAACAATGAGTGGCGTTATTCTTAACGGTAACGTTAATGGAACTGGTGTTTTAGATAGCACTACATTTCCTACAGGTGCTGACAACAATAATATTGCGTCAGCATTAGCTGTAAAAACATACGTCGATGCGCAAGTAGGCACCTCTGATACTCTTAAAGAAGTTTTGGTTAACGGAAACGTAACTGATGGCTCAAATTTAGTAATTAGTTCAGGCGATGCAATTTCTATTGGCGGTCAAAACAGTACTGATACAGTTACAACTATCGACGCTAGTTCTACTGATACAGATCTTGCAACTGCATTAGCAATTAAAACTTACGTTGACTCTTCTGTACCTTCCGCAGAATCTTTAAAAAATACTTTGGCCGCTGGAAATATTAGTGACGGCACTGATTTAATAATGAGTACTGGCGATGATCTAACAATAAGTGCAGGATCTTCTTTAGATATTAAGACAGCGGGATTGTTTAAATTAAACAACGCTCAAGTATCAGACATTGTAAACGTTATTGATGCTAGTACTAGCTCTGCGGATTTAGTAACTGGAACAGCAGTTAAAAACTATGTCACTTCTGTATTACCTTCTTCGCAATCTTTGTCAGCTACATTAGCTGTAGGAAATAGTACTGGCGGTACTGATATAGAGTTAAGTCCACTCGATACTTTTAACGTTCTTACTAGCGGTAGTGTTTCAAAAACCGTAATAAGTCGTCGTCTAGGTCTTCCTTCTATTGGCAACATAACTTTGATGGGCGACACTGACGGAGCTTTGTTTGAAGCTGATGAAGTTCATTATAGTAGTGAAGGTAAAAAACGACTTCAGTTTATTGCTAGCGGTGCTACAAGATTTATATCCGAATCAACTGGCGCGTTTGATTTTGAAAATACTAGCGGCCAAAGCATAATACAATTTGCTAATAATGGTGCCATTAGCATTATGAGTCCAAACCCAGTGCCTGCTAACAGTGCTATCGCTGTTGGTGGCAACGTTGTAATTGATAACTTAAGAAACATTAAAAACGTACCTGTTATCTATAACAATAATTCTGGACTGCAAGCAGTAGATTTAAACAACTCTGACTCACTTATTTTTAATACACCAGACGGTCACTCTGCATTATTGTTAAGCGGTGGTTCTTTCGATACTAACTATTACAGTAACGAAACGCATTACTTTAGAGGAATAGATGGTTTAGATATTCATGCAATCATTAATACTTCGGGAATAAGAAGTCTTGGTAATCTCCAGTTAGGTAGTTCAACCGCAGTTACTAGCATATTAGACGAAGACGACATGGCATCTGATAGTAGTGTTGCATTAGCTACTCAACAATCCATTAAAGCCTATGTTAATGCTCAAGTAGGCACCGCTGATTCTTTATCTGAGGTATTGGCTAACGGTAATACAACTGGTTCAAACAATATCCTTTTTGGTGCCAACAACAAAGCTATATTTAATAGTAGTTTTGAAATCTACAGGGATGCAAGCAACGCTATAATTTCTGAAACTGGCGCAGGAAGTTTGATTCTACGAGGCACAAACCTCATTCTGCAAAGCGATGATAATGACGCGTACATTCAATGTATAGAGAATGGTTCGGTTACACTTTATCAACAAATAGGAGGTAGTTCAGCCCCTAGATTAAATACTACTACGGTTGGTGTAAATGTTACTGGCACAATGGAATCAGATAGCTTACTTCTCGGAAGCGGTGCTACAGTTACTGAAATTTCAACTGGCACATCGTTAAGTACCAGTAACACAACCCTATCTACTACAGGTGCAATTAAATCTTATGTAGACACTGCAATATCTGGTGGTGGATTTGGAACTGTAACTTCGGTTGCTTCTACTATTGGTGGAAATGCTATAGCTGTAGGTGGAAGTCCAATTACATCGAATGGCACATTGGCATATACATTCCAAGGATCCGCAAGTCAATACATTAATGGTGCAGGTAACTTAGTAACTTTCCCAACTGATCAACAAGGTGTAACTTCAGTAGCATCTACAGTAACAGGAAATGCATTAACAGTTAGTGGATCGCCAGTAACTTCAACCGGAACATTAGCATACGCTTGGGCAGGTAATGCATCGGAATATATAAACGGTGCAGGTAATTTAACTGCTTTCCCATCTATTCCTAGTGTTGGAAACGGCGTATTAACTATAGCCACTTCAGGTACAGTAAGTGGTAGTGGTACGTTTACTGCTAATCAATCAGGCAATGCCACAATTACTATAGTTGGAGACGCGTTTCCATCTATACCAACTGTTAACGATTCGACTATTACATTTACTGCGGGTAACAAATTATCCGGTGGTGGAACTATTACTTTAAATCAAAGTAATGCTGAAACTGTTAGTTTTGGATTGGCTAGCAACAATGTATCTCAGTTTACTAATGACGCAGGGTATCTAACAGGTGTTACTGGATTTTTACCATTAACTGGCGGCACACTTACAGGTGGTTTATTAGGAACTACAGCTAGTTTCTCGGGTACAACTTCATTAAACAATTCATCTATTAACTTTGGTTTTGCTTCAGGGTCTGCTGAAATTAAACCGAAGGGTAGCTCTGGTTCTCTGTCAGCAGGCATAGATCTGTTCCGTACAAACAGTTCAGGCTTTACTCTTCTAGGGTTAAGAATTTTGCCAGAGGGAGGTCTCAGCGTTAGTACTGGTGCTGTCACTATGGACGGCCTTCTTGAAGGTGTTACTTCGCTTCAAATGGGTGGTGCGCTAACTGGTGCAAGTAGTATTCAGGTATCTGGAACAACTATTAGTTCTATCTCAACAAGCACATCATTAGGTACTAGTAACACAAGTCTATCCACAACTGGCGCAATTAAATCTTATGTCGATACGGCTGTAGCAAGTGTACCAGTAGGAGACATTACTAACATTTCTGTAAGTTCACCAATTACAGGTGGAGGTTCATCTGGTTCTATAGGAATAGGAATACAAGTTGCTACTGCATCACAAGCAGGATTTTTATCTGCAGCTAACTTTAATACTTTTAATAACAAGTCTAATTTCTCTGGTGCTTACGCAGACCTTACCGGTAAACCAACCATTCCAACCAACAACAACCAGTTAACAAACGGTGCAGGCTACACTACTAACACAGGTACAACTACTGCTTCTAACACGCAAACATTTACTAATAAGTCGGGTAATATTAGTCAGTGGACAAATAACTCGGGATACTTAACAAGTGTTACTGGATTCCTGCCGCTAACTGGCGGCACACTTACGGGTAATTTAACGGGAACAACTGCAACTTTTAACAACACTGTGACGTTAAGCGGTTCTGGCCTTGTTAATATCACCAAAGGTTTAGGGGTCTATATCTCTGCCAATTTAAGCGTTGCCGGACTCATCTTTAACACTAATGGTGGTGCTGTTGAAGTATCAGGTGATTTAAATATTAACTCTGGTGGTTTAACGGGCGCAAATAGTATTGGGCTGTCTGGAGTAACTGTTAGCTCCATTTCAACAAGCACAAGTTTGGCAGGAGCATCCAATACACAACTCGTAACAGCGTTAGCAGTTAAAACTTATGTTGATAACAGTCCTGTAGGTGACATAACTGGTGTCGCTGTTACTAGTCCACTTACTGGAGGTGGAACTTCTGGAAATGTAACGGTAGCAATACAACAAGCAAGCGGTTCGCAAGCAGGATTTTTAAGCGCGGCTAACTGGACTACATTTAATAATAAATCTACCTTCTCCGGTGCGTATTCTGATCTTACTGGAAAACCAACGATCCCCACCAACAACAATCAATTAACTAATGGTGCCGGATATATTACATCGAGTGCAGTTCCTACTAATAACAACCAGTTAACTAACGGTGCAGGTTATACAACTAACACTGGAACAGTAACAAGTGTAACAATTAATGGTAATGCTTATTCAGCTAGTGGAAGCACTGGAGTAACGATTGCACCACAGGGTAATGCGACACAATATATAAATGGTCAAGGTAACTTAACTACATTCCCATCTATTCCCTCAAGTGTAACCAACAATAACCAATTAATTAATGGTGCAGGCTATACAACTAATTTAGGTTTTGCTAGATACAACGCAGGTACAACTTACAGTAGTTACACTAATTTACAAAGATTCTATTCAAACACTAACATGGCTACAAGTGCAGGTAGTCAGTCAAGTTTAGAATGTTTCTCTAATGGATCAGGTAATGATGCCTTTATGACATTCCATGTAGGCGGTGATTACGCTACCTACCTTGGATTAGATGGTGGCACTAACAAACTATCTACAGGCGGTTGGTCAGCAGGTGCGGTTTCACATGCTATTTTCCACGAAGGGAACGTTCCGACTTATTCCCAACTTGGATCAATGCCATATTCAAATTTAAGTGGCACACCAACTATTCCTACTAACAACAACCAGTTAAGTAATGGCGCAGGGTATATAACTTCAGCTCCAACCGTTTATAACGCGGCAATCCAATTTAACGCTAACGCTAATATGACAGGTGGAGGTTTAATTACTCTTAATCAGTCAAATAGTGGATCAGTTAATTTTGATTCATTTACTGAAGATAATATTACTAATCCATCGTGGACAGGATCTTTAAACCAAAATGGTACAGGTAGCGGAGTCGCCCAAGAAGGTCGTATTGATAATGGTAATGGAGAAACAGTATTTTTAGGAATCAATTCTTCAGGTAGACTTTGTGGCGCAGAATATGAAACTTCTATTACTATGAGCCTTCAGCAATTTAATAATTTAGGTTCAAATACTGACACCACAGTAATTCCGGGTCGAGCAGGATACATAGTAATACCACTTGAAAGTATGTATATTATGAAATGTTCAGAGCAACTTGACCCTGCCTCTTCTATTGGTAATGATCTTCCTAACCTAATTCAAATAAGGCAATTTGGGCCAACCTCTTCTCAATTTACTGTATCTCAAATTACAGGTCAAAATATACTTGACGCAAGTGTTACTGGTACATCACTTATACAAAGAGATATTCCTTTAGTCCAAAGGGCTTATAAAGAAAACTCGCCTACACTCTTTAGGTTTGGAGGGTCAGGTGGTGGTTGGGATACAGCGGCCGGCTTTACATCAATGACGATCTTGTTAAAATATAGACTAATTAAAACGAGTGATTACAACTAAAACAACTAACTTTTATTGGAGAACAAAATGAGCATAACAAAAACAGAAGAATTAGTAACATGTATTGCGTATCCGGCACTAGATTCGTCGGCTGAACCAACTACTAATGATGGCAACCCTACTTTACAAGTTGCAATAAACATAACTTTTGACGATCCGGATGACTTTGAATTGCCTGCAACAAGCAATCATTATTCTGTCATATCTCGATTTGATAAAGATGGTCAGCCAACCTCAGTAGATAGTCAACCTGCATTAGTAAAGAGTATTGCAGAGGCTATTTGGATCTAGTGGCTACCATAAAAGAAACCATTATCAGAATGGAAGCGCATGAGAAAGAATGTCTTGTGCGCTACACTGATATACAACGGCAATTAGATACCGCAGGGACTAAACAAGTAAGACTAGAAAGAATGGTTCTTGCAATATATCCGTTTATATTAACTGCAATTGCGTTTGCGAAATATGGATGAAGGTGTAATAATTACATCTCAAATTAATTATAGGAAACGATAATGGATATTACTAACGGTGAAACAGGTGAAGTTCACACAATCGACGAAGAAAATTTGTCTTCAGACAAAGCAATCTTTTTTGCAAAACTGAAAGAAAAAATGGAAGCTAAAATTCAATGTCAGTTAGCACTTCAAGAGTTAGATCATGTAATTACCATGTACGCTAACATAATGCTGAAAGAAGAAGAAGAAGAAGTACAGGAAGATGCTGAGTAACGTGTTACTTAATAGTCTGATTGGCCCTGTCTCTGATATTATTTCTAAATTTGTAGTAGACAAAGACAAGCAGAACGAACTAGCCCATGAGGTATCTACTCTTGCGGCTAG